CTACAAATTTTTAAGTACATCTAAAGTCTTGGTTGTTTCGGCAGTTCGTTTCTTTTCGAGTAAGTGGGCGTATGTTGAAAGGGTAATATTTACATCAGCATGACCTAATCTTTCACTAACGTATTGAATGGCAATATCTTGTGATAATAGATAACTAGCATGTGTGTGTCTCAATCCATGAAATGTAATAAGCTTGCTATTTCTCTTTTCAAGATAACGCCTTAATTGCTTGTTGACGGCATTATTAGTTGGTGGTAGACCAGTTATGCTCTCAAAGGCGTATTGTGTACCAAACTCCCATTTTTTAACGCTCATCATAAAATCAGATGGTAAATCAACGATACGATTAGAAGTCTTGGTTTTGGTGTCTTTAAATTCTTTATCAGAGCTTTGCCACGACTTATTGATGTTGATCGTGTTATTGACAAAATCGAAGTCATTTTCTGTCAATCCAGCTATTTCCGAGTACCTAGCACCTGAATATATAGCCATTAAAATCATGTGACTTGTTACGGCTTCACTGCCAGATACATCTTTAACCAACAATTCTAATTCGTTGTTTTCTAAAAATTTTAAATCTTTATCTTTACTATTTTTAGCAGAGAATGTTTTGACATTTCGGGAGAAGTCTTTGTATATAAAATCTTCATCTACTGCATAACGAACAAATGAACTAATAATGTTTTTAATGTGGGAAACCGATGACTTTACGTGTGTTTTTCCATACTCGTTGATTAGTTTTTGAAAGTCGGCTGTTGATATATCAGAAATACGTTTGTTTGGCCATTTTTCACGTAGTAACTTTGAAATGACCTTGTACCAAGCTTTGCTCTTGGTTTCCAGTAGCGGCTCCTTAAATACTTCATACCAATCATCAAACATATCAGCAATAATTCCGTTGCCTTTGGATAAGGTATCGTTTATTTTCTGATTTTCAACTTCGATAGACCACTTTTTAGCTTCACTTTTCGTTATGAATCCTGATTTTGTTTTCTTCTTATATGTTCCATTAATGTTAATAGAAACACTAGCAGTCCATTTTGAACCACGTTTATATATTGAAGCCATAATAAAAACCTCCTTAAAAAGGGGGCTTATATCTGTTATAATCTAATAGAACGCCCCATGCGTTTATTCATTTTGTTAGCACACCTTTTCTTTAGTCGGATGGGTGTGCTTTTTTATGTACGCCCGATAGGGCATAGGTGTTAATCTAGTGATTGTATTTCTTCTAATAATTGTTTTCGTGATTGGAAGTCCTTTTCTAATAGATCGGTTAAACCAAAAACATGTTCCATTGTTTTGTATACTGAAGGTTTCGAGGCAATAATTTCTTCTAGGTGATCAGTCACATCTGTGTCAAAGTCAAAATCTACATCACTATTGTATTCAAGAGTTATTACTTGTTTTTCGGGTATAGAATAATAAAAAGATGTTGGACCAATTGTAAACATTTTCAAATAAAATGGTGATTTAATTTCCATGGGGTTATTCTGCTCATCAAAAAATATAAAGTGTTGTTGATGATATAATTTGTCGATTTGTGGCCCGTTTACTTCTATTAAATTTCGTATTTTATTTGCCAAAGTGACAGATACCTTATCAATTTCGGATTGTATTTCATCAACTTCCACATTGTGTTGTTCAAAGTGCATAACGATAATCTCCCAAAACAGTTTAATGTGGTTGCTCGGCACATAAATTCATTCAGAAACTTTCAACGCTCTAAATGTTTCATTTGCGTAGTGTTCAAGCCAAGAAGGAACATGGTAATATTCCATAAAACCATTAACGTTTGTTGGCATTTCAATAGACATCAACATTCTAATAGCGTTTTTATGTGCAAGCAATTCTTCACCGCGTTTACCGTATTCGCTGAATTGATAGACCGCTTGCGCGTCATGATCGCCATACAATATGTGGCTAATTTCGTGAGCGAATCGATAATTATAAGCAACTCGTGTTTCAAAGTTAGGATTCATGACTATGCCTTTATCATAAGTAAAACAAACATCCGGCGTGTTAGTCATTAAATTTAAATTATCTCGAATAATGATATTATTTTTGTTTGCGATAACAGATAGCTTTGTTGATACTTCACTTGAGATAATGTCCATCAAATTACTTACCTCGCTGTGAGCGTAAAAATCGCGCAAACTCTAAAAGTTTTTCCTTATCTTCATCAGGAATAGGCTTACCATCAAACGCCATCATTATCTCTTCATCAAAACCACTTAATTCATTATTTGATTGAGCAGGATTCATCTCATCAGTACGTCCTAATAGGTAGTCGGTTGATACGTGGAGTACGTCAGCAACTTTTTGTAAAGTCGCGACTGTTGGTTCTCTAGTTGTCCATGCGTATATTGATTTTTCGCCTATCCCTGCCTTAACAGCAAGTTCCGTCAATGAATATCCGTTCTTTTTTGCAGTTTCTTTTACTCTATCTATTAGCGCCATATCAGTATGTCTCCATTGTTGTAACAAGAAAAGTACTACATACAGTAAAAAAGTGTTGACAAGTACTTCATAGAGTACTATTCTAATTCTTGTAAGTTAATTACACAAACAAAAAAACAGTTATATCTATCAATCTTGGCGGAGGGATAAGTAATAACAACGTTTATTTTGATGTGTTTACTATGTCATTATAGTACTCCATAAAGTACTTGTAAAGTAAAACTTACAAACGTTTTTACAGTAAACAATACAAGGAGGAAAGTATGAGCGTACAAGAAGCAATTCAAACACTTGAAGAAGAACGATTTAAGTTCTCGCTTCATTTGAAGAAGAAGCGGCTGAAGCCTCGTATGCTTGCACCGGTAATTGGTAAGTCTGAATCTTATGTTCGGCAACTACTATCTGGTGCTGCAACAGGTGACGCAGCTAAAGAACACTTGGACAAATTGTTCAAGTTCACAGACTACAACGGCGAAGGTTGGTTATAAGGAGAGAACATGTCATTAGAAGTACAGGTATTTGACAACCTAAAGGTCAAAGAAGAGAACGGACAAGTTTTGTTCGATGCAGAAAGTGCAGCAATCGGATTAGGAATCACGGACGAAAAAAGTGGATTAACATACGTTCGATGGAATCGGGTTAACAAATATCTATTCGCCACAAGTGGCGAAAACGTAAAGCGTGGTGATTTCATCACTGAACCACAATTCTACAAGTTAGCAATCAAGGCCAACAACGAAACGGCCGAAAAGTTTCAAGATTGGGTCACGTCAGAAGTGCTGCCAAGCATTCGTCAACACGGTGCATATCTCACAGACCAAAAAATTGAGGAAGTCTTAACTAACCCAGATACAATCATTCGATTGGCAACAGAACTCAAAGAAGAGCGTCAAGCTAAATTAGTTTTAAAACAACAAAATTCAGTATTGCTTCAACAGAACAATGAATTAAAACCTAAAGCTGACTATGTGGATAGCATTTTAGCAAACAAGTCTTTGGTAACAATAACGTTTATTGCGAAAGATTACGGAATGAGTGGAACGACCATGAATAAATTACTACATGATTTAGGGGTTCAGTACAACCAATCAGGGATTTGGCTATTATACGCTAAACATCAGAAAAATGGTTGGACGCAATCTGAGACTCATGAGGTTACTCGTAAAGATGGCACTAAGAAGATTGTGGCAAACACTAAATGGACTCAAAAGGGTCGTCTAGGCTTGTACGATTTGTTAAAAGCAAACGGTTATCTTCCGTTAATTGAGCAGGATATTCCGGCATAACTTGATGAATACAGGAAAGGAGGAAGATATGGGTGAAACAATAACTAGGGAATATCAATATCTGTATTTCTATGTTGATGGCAACAAAAAAATCCCTGTTGTGTCAGGCGCAACTAGAGATTTGAATTTATCTGTTTTTCCAAAAAAAGAAATTGTTGGAAAAATAATGAATGATTTTAACATAAAAACAGACTTATTTGTTTGGATTGATGGGACTGAATTTCTGATTAAATCAGATCGTGAATCTTGGGAAAAATCAGAAAAATAATTTACGAATAAATTCTACCACACAGAAAGGAGGAGACATGACAGAAGAAATGATTGTAGACGCAGCACGTAGTTTTAAAAAGCGCGTTAAAGATGGTCTGTTTGACCGAGATATGACACAACGAGATTTAGCGAATGCAGTTGGTGTTACAGAAGCAGTATTGAGTTTAGCGATTAACACCTACGCAGTGAACAAACAGTCTCGCGAGGTTCGTGCAAAAGTTAGACAGTTGCTAGATATTCAAGATATTTAAGGAGGTGAAAAATGTCATTTGACGCAACTAAGAATTATTTGCAAAAGGAAATTCAAATTGAACTAAAAGGCATCACGTCAGAAACGTTCAATAAACATTATCGCAGTGATAAGAATTTTCCCAAACCAATATTCGATACACCACGTAAGAAGGTTTGGGACGGACGAGCATTAGTATATTACTTCGATAAAAAGTCAGGAAGGTAAGCAATATGCAAAATGAAGTACAAGTATTTGACAACCTAAAGGTCAAAGAAGAAAACGGACAAATTTTGTTCGATGCAGAAAGTGCAGCAATCAAAATTGGAATTTCACTCAACAAAAAGGGTGTTGATTATGTCCGCTGGGAACGTGTTCGTAAGTATCTAAATTCTCCACAAGTGGAGAAAGGTGATTTCATCACTGAACCACAACTTTACAAATTAGCAATCAAAGCGAATAGCGCTCAAGCTGAAAAGTTCCAAGAATGGGTCACATCAGAAGTATTACCAACAATCAGACAAACAGGCGGTTATCAATTAGCGCCTAAAGATCCTATGCAAGTTTTGGAACTAATGTTTCAATCATTAAAAATGCAAGATTATCGACAAGAGCGTTTGGAGCGAAAAATCAATTCAATTCAAAACTCACAAACAATCAGCGGTGATCAAGAATTAGTATTACGACAGATTAGAAATGAAAAAGCAGTTCAAATTCTTGGATATAAGGGCAATGCACGTTATCAAGCATTATCGAGAATGGTATTTGCTCGTATTTCAAAAGAGTTTAAAAGTAAATTTAGCATTCCACGATATAATGCGTTGCTCGCAAAAGATTTTGAGAAAGCAAAACGCTACCTTATGAAATGGGAACCAGATGACGCATTCGCATACCGAATCGCTTATCGAAAAGGAGTAAAAAAATAATGTATCCGAACGAAGATTACGAGAAACTGCAAAAGAAAATATCACAGTTTGCTATTGATGTATTAAATATGGAAGAAACAAAAACAAACCCAGAAATGATTATTGCTATTTCAAGGCTTGTTGGAAGTAAAGAATTATTTTGACGATAAAAAGTTAACGACATTAGTAGAAAGGAGTAAACCAGTGAAACAACCAAAAGTAGAAATTATCACGCAGTTAGCAATCCACAATATCAAGCAAAAGGAATTAGCTAGAAGGATTGGCGAGCGTGAAGATGAAACAAGTCGTGCAATTAATGGAGGAGATGCACAACGCTTCAAACGAATCAGAAAAAAAATCTTTGATTACTTCCAGATCAATTAATTTGAAAGGCTTCCCACAGATTAGAGATAACGTGGGCAATGTGATTGGCTGGAGTTGGCGTGAAATTAGGAAATGGGAATTTTCCAGAAACCGTTAGGAGGTATGTATGTGGTTTTTACAAGTAATAGCATTATTGATTATCGTTGGAGTAGTTTTCTATCTAGGAATGCTGCAGGGTGAAGCGCAGTACAAAGAAAGTATACGCCGGCACCGTGATTTTCACCGTATGGGCGGTATGAGCAACAATAATAAGTATTGGAGGTAAGATATGGCATCAGTACCAGATGCATTGAATTTTTATCAGGGTGACATCCAAGAAGAACCTGTTGGCTTTAAAGCGAGACTGTTTGACTTCTCTTCTGGTGAATATGTTACGAAGCAGTTCAGAACAGAAGGTAAAGCATATTCAGCTATTGCTGAACAGGTTGATAGGTTGAATGAAATCGCAATTGTACTTGACGAACAAAATTTTGAGCAGGTGTATAGCAATGAGAGTTGAAGAATATGTACGTTAACTACGACTTGATGATTGAACATGCTAAAGGTGAGCTAGATAGATCAATTAAGGAATTAAGATTCTATCGAATGTACACCTCAAAGCTAGAAAATGGTTTTACCAGAAAGGAAAATATTCGTAATCTACAAAATAGAAAAAGAGTGTTTGAACAACGAGTTCGAATGCTAGAAGAACAGAGAGGTAAGCATAGTGAACAGATTACGTGAACTTCGCAATGAGCGTGGACTATCACAGGATAGATTAGCAAACGAAATGTTAATAAACACCAAAACTTTAAGACGTTATGAAGTCGGGGAAAATGATCCGCGTGTTGCAATACTGATTGATTTAGCCGATTATTTCGAAGTCTCAATTGATTATCTAGTCGGAAGGAGTGATGTTAGATGAACAAATTGCGTGAACTTAGAATAGAGCGTGGGCTTAAAATATCTGAATTGTCTAATGAATTAAATTTAGCAGGAGCCGATGCCGTTGGAAAATATGAGCGGGGCGAACGTGAACCAAATATTCACATACTGATAGCAATAGCCGATTATTTCAACGTCTCCATAGATTATCTAGTTGGAATGAGTGACGTTAGATGAATAGATTGAAAGAGTTGAGGTTAGAACGTGATATGTCTCAGGCTGATGTTGGAAAATTATTCAAAATAACAAGACAAGCTGTTCAACGTTGGGAAGTTGGAAAATCGCATCCTAACATTTACCAGTTGATAATACTAGCCAAATATTTCAACGTTACACCGCAATATCTAGTGGGGTGGGTTGATGAATAAGGTGGATGTATATATGAGGCATTTTGTCAATACTATGAAAAAAACGCAAGATGTGTACATGGGACATTTTGTTGATACTATGAACACCCCGCAAGACATGTACATGATTAATTTTGTTGGACATATAGAAAAACAACAAGACGTATACATGAAAAGCTTTGTCAATACTATGCACAAATCGCAAGACATGTACATGATTAATTTTGTTATCAATATGAAAGATACGTTAATTACAACTAGGAGAAAGCAAAAATGAACAAAATAGAACTAACTTATAAGCGCAATTCAGTTAATAAATTTGATTTTAAAGCAATTCAAAACGGAAATCTGATCTATGGAAAAACTTATTCTCCAAAAGAAGATGAGAACCAAGTGATTATGGGTGAAATTTTGGTACAGACGGCACAGGAGTGGGCAGACAAAGAAATTGAAAGAAATCCTGAATTTAAGTGGCATAGCTTTGAAGAGTTTAAGGAGTGGATTGGCAACGCACAACTTAGAAAAGAAGCAAGTAAACGATATGATGATTTGATGTTCAAGGAGTGATATGTCAATGAATGAATCATAAGAACACTACCAGAGTTAGATTGTATAGACTACAACAGGAGATTAGTCAATGACTGAAACATACGAAGTAACACAAGAACAATACGACAAAATTATGGCACTAGCTGATAGTGAATATCCACTACTAACGCTTGCTCTTGCTGATCGTCATGATAAATATTCAGATTTACTTGAATCGATCTCGACAGAAGAAGAATTAGCATTAGCTCGCTATATTGGTGGGGATGAACGAATCTTGTTTGTGGTTAAAGAACAAGCATATACGTGGTCTGTATTCGGTAACGGTGTCCGTTATGCAATTACAAAATTTAATGAACCAAAAAACTCCCTATTAACAGGGAGCTATGGAATTGCAGATAGGGCAAAATCATTTCCAGCTAAGCTAACCAAATCAGAAGTGATTGATTTAGGCTTTGATCCAGATATGTTTACCAATAATTAGTTTCTAGCATGGTCTTGATATAAACAGATAGGTCTGAACGCTGTCTATCGGTCAATTTATGGTTTTTGAATGACAGTTCTATTGTGCTATCAGATATATCAACTGGTTTATCACTAGTAATAGCCATACGATTATCAGTTCTACCAAGTAAATAATCCACAGTTGTGTTAAACACAGTGGCAACTTTTCCTAGAGCTTCGCCAGATGGGTTAACTCTACGCCAGTTACCTATTGTTTGTGGGGCAAGTTTTGCACGACGTTCAACTTCCGCAATCGACAATCTATGTTCATTAGCAAGTTGGCGTACACGGTTATAAGTTTCCATAAATTAGTACCTCTGCACAAATTGTCTCACGTTTATTTACTCATTGTCAAGAACTTGATTTGTATGTATACACATGGAGGTGTGTTATTTGAAATATGATTTGAGAGTAGATGGCAAAACATTTAAAACTTATGAAAATTTTGATGAAGCCATGCGCATGGCTAACTTATTGAATTGTGTTTATGACACGATTCCAGAAGCGGGAAGGGCAATAGTTGTAGGCGAATACTATGACAATCGAAGAATACAAAAGACAGTCAATTAAACGTGTCAATAAGCAAGCAGCAGTTTCGGGGGCGTTTACACATTGTTTTGATACACGCGCGCAATCAGAACGGAAACGTACATCAGAACGTAAGCGCAGATTAAAGGCATTGGTCAGAAGTAACATTACTGAAATCGACGTGCTTGCACAGTATTTTACGATCAGCGTGAACACGATTAAAAAGATTGCCTATTCTGCTGGTTATCGTATCAGCAATGGGCAAGTTGTGGAAAGTGTGATGAGATGAAATTTTTAGATTTATTTAGCGGAATAGGTGGTTTTAGATAAGGGCTTGAACGTTCCGGTCACACTCCTGTTGGATATGTTGAAATTGATAAGTTTGCACGTCAATCATATCAAGCCATGTATAACACAGACGGTGAATGGACTGCCGAAGATATTAACAAAGTGACAGATGAAGAGTGGAGAAAATTTAATGGAACAGTTGAACTCATTGCAGGGGGATTCCCTTGCCAATCATTCAGTATCGCTGGAAAGCGTGAGGGATTTCTTAACCAAACAAAAGGAACGTTATTCTTCGAGGTTGCCCGAGCGGTTAAACAAATCAAACCACGCTTTGTATTCCTTGAAAACGTCAAAGGGTTACTCAATCACGACAAAGGGAACACTTTTAGAACAATCCTCAACACGTTTGATGAATTGGGGTACGATGTCGAATGGCGTATATGCAACAGCAAAGACTTCGGCGTTCCACAAAATCGGGAACGAGTGTACATTATCGGACATCTTAGAGGAAACAGTGGACGAGAAGTATTTCCTTTCTTCGGAGAAAACGGAGAGATTAATCAGTCAATTATCAAACAAATAGGAAATGTTTCAACTGGAAAAATGTTAGAAAACAATTCGCAATCTGGTAGAGTTTATTCTTTAGATTCACTAGCCCCAACAATTTCAGCAGCAATGGGTATGGGTGGCGGACGTGTCCCATTAATAAACCCAGCTAATGTGAAACAAGTTGGAAATATTTCTGAAAGTAATTCATTTGGTGGCAACCCACATACCGGTCGTGTGTATTCAGATGACGGTTTAAGTACAACGCTTAATACTATGCAAGGTGGCGGACTCGAGCCAAAAGTTGCCATACCAGTGTTGACTCCTGATAGGGTAAATAAAAGACAAAACGGAAGACGTTTTAAAAATGACGGCGATCCATCATTCACGCTAACTGCACAAGATAAGCATGGGGTTGTTGTCAAAAATAATATCGAAGAGTACGCACGCAAGGTAACAAAAAAAGAGTTCGGAGTTACTGAGACAAAGGATGGAAGTTATCGTGTTCATAAAAAAGACGTTAGAAAAAGTGGCATACAGGGGCTTGATTTCACTAATCCAAAAGGAATTTCAGGCACACTGACAACTAATCACCCACAAAATACGTGGAGCAAAGATTATCGTATCAGAAAGCTAACGCCACGAGAATGCTGGAGATTACAAGCGTTTCCTGATGAACTTTTTGAAAAGGCACAGCAAGCTGGCTTATCTGATAGTCAATTATACAAACAAGCTGGAAACAGCGTGACGGTAAATGTGATCGAATATATCGGTAATTTGTTGAAAGAAAGGGAATGAGACGAAAATAGTTAGCTTACAGAGCGTGGGATGATGACATCGGCAATGATATTCATGAATTTTTACACGGAGGAGATAAGTGATGACTGAACCAGTAGCATATTTAAATAAATACCTCGATAATAGTACAAATATAACTTGGTATAAGCCAGAAAATCAGCGCTTATTGTCATCTAATCCACTTTATACATCCGAACAGTTACACCCACGTGTGAAGATGACACAAAGGCAATACGACAGATTGATGTGGGACAAACAAAATACTGATTTATCGACTTGTATTAGTTACTTTCTAGAACATGATGGTGTTAATAATTTTGGTTTGTCAAGTGAAAATTTAATGGGTCTATTAAAACAAGAAGATATCGCACGAGCTTGGTTAAATCCAGAAGAAACGATTGAGATTTTCCCTAATATGAAGTGGTTTGTGAGAAGTAAAAAACAATATCAACCAGATATGGATCTAGGAATTTCTGAAAGCGGTTATCTTTATTTAACACAAGGCAATATTTATAGCATTGAATATTATGAAACAACCACATTCAAAGATGAAGCTCAACAATTTGACACCAAAGAAGAGGCAGAGTTGTGGACTAGCCCACTAACAGAAGCGGTGCAGTTACCAGTGGAGGGCGAGTGATGAAAATACATGAATTAAAATTAGACACGTTTTATTTTTATGATGTGAAGAGCGGATTGAAGACGTTTGAAATCAGAAAAAATGATCGTGATTATCAGGTTGGTGACGTGCTTGCACTATCAGCTTTTAAAGAAGGTAGCTACAAACATCGGATGAGATATATTCTGGAGTATGAATCGGTTGATATACATGAAGCTGACACAATATTCTTTTACATTACGTATATCACTGATTACGAACAGAAAGATGGCTATGTAGTTATGGGTATTGAGCCATACGCACAGGTAACGGTCAATGATTGAAATAGGACACAACTTACAGCATTTGATTGAGTTTGGCATGTATTTGTCAGCAATGGTCGCAGTTACTTATATTGTATTGAAATATTATGGAGGTCGGAAATGACCGAAGATGAAAATGGCGGTCACGGTTACGTGGAACACGCATTTATAGGAGGCGCTATCGTACATGTATTTTATGCAGATGATAATGAAGGATGTGAAGCTGATGAAAAATAAAGCATATAGCGTGGCAGACGAATGAAATTAGTAGACAAGCAAGTGTACATCGTGGGTTATCGCAAGACAGATAATGACGAGTGGGAAACATCTGGTACAACTTATGGCGATCAGATTGACGCACAAGCAGTCATGAATAAATTGAGTAAAGAGACACCACAACAGTTGAAGCTGTTTAAATTTGGAAGGGCAATACCACTATGAACTACAAAGAACTAAGCAACAGCTATAAAACAACAGAACACTTTAAAGACCGTTTACGTGAGCGATTCAACGTGTTCAATAATCAATTACAATGGGCGCAAACATTTTTTAACTCACAACCACGGTTAGTTAGTGAAATTGACAATGTTCAGAAGTGGAGCAATGGAAACATTGTTGTGGTAACAGATGTTAAAGACCACGCCTATGTCACAGCATACAGTATTTCAAACAATGTTATTTTAGACACTGAAAGTTATGCTAAATTTCAAAAGGTTGCCAATGATCTAATCGAAAAGAAAAAGAAAGCAACGGTTAAAGAAATTTCTGCTATCAAAAAGTCACTGGTGACAAAACTATCTGATATTGATAACAGTTTGAAATTAGTGAGTGACACTAATTTATCTATTCAAAGTGAATTAGATGAGTTGCACAGCTATGAAGAACGAATTGCTAGTTTTATGGAAATTGTGATTGTGGAGTAAAATTCGCGCTCGTACCTGTAAATATACCCAGAAAGGAACAAAATAATGCCAACGTTGAGTGAATTAACTGATTTTGAAATCAAGCTAAAAAAGATGCTTGAAGATGAAGAAATTGATACGCAAACATTTGAAGATACAGTAGCCTCGCTAGATAAGGACACAAAGATTGACGGACTATATTCCGTGGCTACAAACATTCAGGAAACAATTGATATTCTAACCGCACGTATCAAAATGAATCAGGAACGTGTTAAGTCAGAAAAGAAATCACTTGAACGATTGTTAAATTATGTGGTATTTGTTATGGAAAAAGCCGGTGTTAAAGAATTGCGTACCCACACGTCGCTCTTCACGACTAGGCGTAGTGTAGCGGTTGAAATTGATCCAGAAACATCACGCATTCCAGATGAATTTATCAACGTTAAAGAAACAAAGATACCTAATAAGCCGAAATTAAAGGCGTTTATCAATACAGGTGGAAAAGTTAAGGGTGTGACGGTTATTGAACGCACACATGCACAGGTAAAATAAATGAAAAAACGAGAAAAAGGTGTTAAAACACCGTTCAGAGTATTGATTTACGGTAAGCAAGGGGATGGTAAAACATCAGTAACACGATTTGCACCGGGTCCAGTAGCACTACTTACTTTAGATAATACAGATAAGGTTCTGGATAATGTCGATAAAGACAGTATTGTGGAGCGATTCTACATTGAAGATTACAGTAAGATTCTCGCTGAAATCAATGAGTTTATCGAGTATGTCGCAAACAGTGAATTTAAAACAGTTGTGTTTGATAATTTAAGCGCACTAGAAAAAGTTTGGTTTGTGAATGCGGCTGATGAAGGTAAGAATCACGGTATCAATTCAATGCAGGACTACGGCAAATTCAATAATCAGCTAATTAAAATGCTGACATACATTGATAGTCGATTGAAAGACAAAAATGTTATCTACACAGCATGGCAACGTAACGGTGAAATTTGGTTAGAAAGCGGTCAAAAAATCACGCCATTCCAACCTGATCTACGAGATAGCGTGAATAATTACTTTATGGGAACCGTTCATGCAGTGACGCATATCAAATATGATCAAGAAAAGAAAGAACGTTATTGGACTTTGACAAATTCAGCAAACGAATATGCAAAGAATCAAATTGACGGTCGTAAGCGTGCTGATTTCGATAAATTGTTTGATTGGGAGGCTTAA